GTGACTACCAAACGGGCACCATGAAAATGGCGTCTGGTGTGGCAGGCATTGCGGCCAGCGGTTACGCATTGTACGAAGCACTTGAACCGGCATTAGAAATTGATAAAGCACTAGGTGAAGCAAAAGGAGTTGGATTAACAGATTCAGCACTAAAATCAGTTACTGATACAGCAATGGGTTTCTCATTGCAGTTTGGTAAGTCTAGCGTTGACGTTATTAAACATGCAGAAAAAATGCGCGGAGTCTTTGGCAATGTTTCAGATTCTGCGATCGCATCTATAACAAATAGCTCAGCAACACTTGGCATGGTTGTACAGTCAGATGCTGACACTATCAGCAAATACTTTAAAAACATCTACGGGAATAACGGAAATTTAGCTAAAAGCCTTGGGCAAGATAAGTTTATTCAACAAATTGCGGGCATGACAGCATTTGCAAAACAAAAATTCGGCACTGAATTTAGCGAGCTAGAAGGGATGATGGATGGAATGCATTCTTTACCTTCAACACTTGGCGTTCCGCTTGAAGAGCAATTTGCTGTACTAACAATGCTAAATAAGCAAATGAGCCAAGGTGATGCGGTTACGCAATATACAAATTATCTAGAAAAGCTAGTTTCATCACAAGATAAGTTAGGTGTAAAGCTAACTGATAGTAATGGGAAAATGCTCCCAATAATTGAAACAATGCAACGACTAAAGCCATTAATCGAGGGAAAATCTGGCGACCAAGCATGGAAATTACTTGATGATGCAGGGTTAGGTGATGGGTCATTATTAATTATCAACGCAATAAAAAACCTTGGTGAATTAGAGAGAAATATAAAAGGCTTTAAAAATGTAAATGGCCTTGATCCTGCCACTCAAGCTGCAATGGATATGACTGTACAAAGCGAACGGTTAGCACAAAGCTGGTATGTGATTCGTGCGGCATGGGGCGCAGCCATCTTACCCGCCTTTAATGATTTTGTGGGGCTTATAGCTGATATGGGCACCAATGTTGTGTGGTTTACGGAGCAGTTCCCAACCTTAACGCGGTGGATTGGCTATGCAGCGGTTGCAGTATTGGGGCTTGTTGCGGCAGGCGGCTTAATTTCCGTTATTTATGGCACAGCAATTATGTATATGACTACATGGAAAGGCATTGTTGCAGCTGCATCATTCATGAATAGGGCTTTCACTGCTTCAGTAGCATTTATGAGAGGTGCGATGCTGGCGCTAAATATTGCCATGTATGCAAACCCGATAGGCTTAATTGTAGCGGCTATTGCTGCGGCCATTGTAGCAGTGGGGGCGTTGATTTATTACTGGGACGACTTAAAAGCTAGCTTTGCGGATATTAGCTGGATCAACGTTTTACTAACTGGTCTTGAATACGCATGGAAAGCGGTTGAAGTGTTATTTGCCCCACTATTGTGGGCGCTTGAAGAGTTAGCCGACCTAGCAGGAATTGAGCTTGATACCAGCTTTGAGGGTATGAAAAAAATGATAGGCGTAGAAGCGATTGCCCCCCTTGAAGGTAAAACCGTTAAAGGCGGAATAACTCAACAGATCAGTAATGCTAACCAACAGAAATCAACCTCTGTTGGCACTGTGAATGTATACCCTGCAAAAGGTGATAGCAGTTACATGAACTTTGTGGAGATGCATTCATGAGTCTTTACCGTGATCTGCACATTGAAAGTGGTGATGTGGTGTTAGATGCAGGCCACAACCCGCGCTATTTAACTGACCGTGACGTGATAGCACAAGATATTGTGCATGCCATTTTAGATACAGGCCTTGCCAACTTGCTGGTAAGTGATAGGGGAACCAGTGTGACGAACGACACAAAGACCCGTATCAAGTTATTGGTTGAAGATGATGAGCGGATCATGCCTGGCACGGTACAAGTGACCGAAAACGAAATTAAAAAAGGGCAATGGTGGGTGCATGCAAAAACCATTGAGTTTGGTGATATTTCATCGTTGATCATAGGGGCGTAGTGATGGCTGATGAAACAGCGAACATTGATTTTAAGCGCATTGTAGAAAATGCGGGTATTCCAACCACTGAAGAGGGATGGAAAGCCTTATTCAAAGAAGACGTTGAAGCTGAGGGCAGTATTATTGCAAATGACTCGCCGTTCTCACCGTTTTGGCGTGTGATCACCGCCATTGTTGCAAAGCCGGCTAACTGGATAGTTAACAAGGTATTGATTGAAAAGATACTACCAAACCTGTTTTTGCAAACAGCCACAGATAGTGACTTTATTGAAGCCAAAGCATGGGAGCATGACTTAACACGTAAGAGTGAAGAACGTGCGCAAGGCAAAGTGCGTTTCTATCGTGCTGCTCAAGCTGGCCCAAGCTTACTTATAAGCGCAGGAACCGTGATACAGACAGATGCAATCAACGGCACGGTGTATCGCGTGTTGACAATTGACGATGTAATTCTGCCTGAAAACCAAGGCAGTATTTTAGTGCCGGTGATCGCTGAGTTTGCAGGAGCGGCGTATAACTTAGGTGCAGGGTATTACCATATATTACCCGAGTCGGTCACCGGAATTAGTAATGCACTTAATGATGATCAGTGGCTTGATGTTTTGGGCGCAGATGCTGAAACAAACGAAGAGTTAAAACTAAGAACCCGCAACGCATTTACCGCAGCTGCACCTTGGCATATTGATGCGGTATATCGCGCTATGCTCACGGAACGTAGCGGCCTAGACACTGACAATATTTATTTTGAGCATGATGCGCCGCGTGGTCCAGGTACGGCGAATGCGTTTATTTTGTTAGATACAGGTGAGCCAAGCCAAGTACTTATTGATGACTTAAACGACTATGTTATGGCAAAAGGCTATCACGGCCATGGTGATGACTTACTGGTGTTGTCGATGCCAGGTGTTGATGTGAATGTCGAAGTCACTATTTATCCGCATACCTATTTACTTGATAGCGAAGTAACAACATTACTCAACGATGTTGAAAACTTTATCCGTAGTGCGTTTAGAGAAAACACCGATTACACCGTTACACGCACAAAACCACAAAGCAGATTTAGCTTTAGTCGTTTAGGACAAGAGCTACACCGGGAGTTTGAGGGAATCGACTCATTGAGTTGGGGGCAAGGCGATATCACCAGCGAGAATGATGTTCCGCGCTTGGCATCATTAACAGTAACAGATGGTAATGCGTCATGAGCATAGATTGGAAAACCATCACCAAAATGCCGTACTGGCTAGCGCGGCCAGCAAGTGAGCTCGATAAGTTAAGCAAGGGCGCGGTGCGATTTTGGCAGCGTGTTAGTGAAATGCTTGCATGGCCTGCAAAGCAGCTCGACCCGATGACCGCAGAACTCGCCCTTGTGCATTTACTTGCATGGGAGCGAGATATTACGCAAATCCCAAATGAAACAGAGCAAACCTACCGAATCCGCGTTAAGTACGCGCTGCAATTTGCTAAAGGTGCTGGCTGTAAGGTGGGTTGGACAGAAATGTTTGACAAGCTGGGAATGCCTTGGGTGACCATTGACGAGCGTTTAAATAACGTTGATTGGGATGTTGTAAGCCTGCAAATACTGGATGCAGATTTAGCAGAGCGAGACGGTTTAATTGATTATATATGCCGCCAATACGGCCGCACAACACGGCGCTATCAGTACGACACAATAGCAAAGTTTGACATGCAACACCGGCTAACCAGTTTTGATAACGAAAACGATTTTGCTGTAGCAAAAGCGAATACTAATTTGATGCCGCTTGGCGGCTTTGTGACATTTGATCATCACAGTGATTTTGTCATTGCTAAAATTTCAACGGAGAATTAACCATGGCTCAAGATATTACTTTTGCAGGCGAACAGCTTTTCACAAATCAAGCGCAGTTAAATCAAGCGCTAGATATTGATACCTTTATTTTTGCTAACGTGCCAGGGCAAGACCCAACCACTGCAATTGATCGTAACGAAGGTTTACCACCTGTCGCACAGCGAGTGCACACGCAAGCAGTACAGCAAAAAGGTAAAATTAACAACAATATAGTTGTTTATTCAACAGTGCTTGAAAGTATTACAGGCCCATTTGAGTTTAACTGGGTAGGGCTTTATTCATCAGTGCATCAAACGTTAATTGCGGTGCAGCATATACCAACAGTAAGCAAAACCACCACGATTGGCGGCGCTGCTGGCAACACATTAAACCGTAACTTTGGTATTCAGTATTCAGGCATTGCAGCACTTACAGATATAACGGTAGACGCGCAAACATGGCAGCTAGATTTTACTGCTCGTTTAGCTGGAATGGATAAGTTAACGCAACAGTTAGCAAAAGATATGAACGGCGAAAATTGGTTTGATGATACAAGTTTTGAAGTAATTGCTAATAGCACGCTTAATTCATTC